CATCTAAAGTAGAAGTTGCAGCACCGCCAACAGAACCTGTTAACCATGATTTCATTCTTCTATCATCTGCTTGTGAAGCTCTATATCTTACGTGTAAGAAAGGACGTCTGATGTTTGTTCCTAGTAATTGATCGTATACTGTAGAAGTTCCAGCTGGAATTAATACACCATCGATATTGTCACCATTAACAAAGTTACCAGAACCACCTCTTGTAGAAGCATCGTTCAAGTATTTCCATGAAGTCTTGTAGAAGTCATAAGAACCTCTTCTGAATCCAGAAAATCCTAAGTTCAACGCCATTTCTTCAGAGTTTTCAAATACACCGTAAGATGTACCTCCAGCTCCGTAAGAGTTTTGTTGTGCTAACATATTATCAAATAATAACTCAGTTTTTCTATCTAAGAAAAGCATGTTTTCTTCAATAGCTCCTTGAGTATCTAAATTCTCTAATACAGAGTCAAAATCTTGTAATGATCCAGCATAGCCAGATAAGATATTACCTCTTGTGTTAATTGCAGAGAATAGACCTTGTGTACCTTTCACAAAGATACCTGCAGCTCCAGTAAATCCTGGAAGAACAGCAGCTCTAGCTCCAGATGCAGCTGTAGTAAGCTCACCTTCAATCATACTCATTTCTAAGTAATCTTCGAAACGTAATCTAGTTTCACCTTCAGCTTTTAAATACCATAGGTAACCAGATGTTCCATCTTCAGCAGCAACTTCAACCCAACCGATTTGTGCAGTATCAGAACCAGATATAGCATATCTAGATTTTAATATGATTGGTGAGTTAGAAAATTGTGTGAAAGAAGGAGTGATAGACTCATTAAGAGGTCCAACAGTTCCTTTAGCATATTCTGAACCATATACAAATACTTTTAATCCAGCAAGAGCTGCACCAGCAGCACCAGGATTAATGTTTGCTTGTGTATAAGCAACAGCAGTAAATGATGTTCCACCAGCACCGCCATAACCAGCGTTAGTAGTTGAATCAGTAACAATTGCTTTTACAGTTCCAGCAGGATTTGCAGGATCCATAACTACAATAGTCATGTTTTGAAAAACAACGTTTACAGCTCCAGCAGGAACAGTAAAGTCACCAGCAGCATTCACAGCTACGTTATCATATGCAATGTGTAATCTATTTTGTTCCGACCAAATTACTTGATCAGATGTCATTGGCATTTCAGCGCCAACCATTCTTAAGAAACCAGAAATAGTTCTGTTTCCATATCTTTCTACTTCAGCCTCATAGACTTCAGGTAGATACTGTTGAGCAAAATCATTTGCACCTCCAGTGTTAAATTGTAGGTAGTTATTCGTCAAAAGTTGTTGTGCTTGTGAAGGTAATAAACTACCAAATTGAGGACTTAATACTCCCATAATTTTAGTTTTTGTTTTTTAGTTAAATTTACTTTTGTTAATTCTTAACTTAGATGTGCTAACGCCGTCTAACGCTTTAACTTTAAACCCTCCTATAAACTGATCGCCTCCTGCAGTTGGACGAGGTCCATCAGCACTTGGATTTTTAGATCCTTCGACTACGGTTTTTATACCATCAGTCTTTCCTTGTTCATAAAAATGATTTATAATCTTATCTACGTTTTGAGCAGCATACATAGCTTTGTGATAACCTTTCGCATCTTTAACATTTCCTTCACTATCCAAGAACTTCTTGACAAAGTTGTTAATATTTGATTGATCTTCTGCAACACCTGATGGATTTTTTATACCATATCTAAATTTCTTTTCTCCGACTTCGAAATCAAAACCTTTGAATTCATCGTTTAAAAGCTCTTTAGTCTCGTTTAAAAATTTACCATGTCGTTGTTCAGCTAATTTCTGATCTTCGTTATAGCGATTGAAAAAATCCATTGCTTTCTTTTGGTCAGGATTATCACTAGGTCTCAACTTGATGTCCTTGTAATATTTATCCTTCATACCGTCTAAAAAGCCTTTAGCTTTTGCAACCTCTTCTTTTTTTGCGAGTTTCTTTTTGCGGATGTCTCGCTCCTCATCTTCTTCCTCATCAAATGAAAAATTCTCCTCCATTACAAATGAAAGATCTTCTTCGGTTAGATGTGGTTTAGTATTTTTGTAATATTCTTTTAATAAAGTATTTTCATCTACATTAGTATAATCAGCATTAAGTCTAGCGTAATCATCTATTGATCCACCAGTCTCTTTCATAAACTCTACTAGTTTTTCGATGTTTTCTGGTAACTGTGCAATTGTTTGCTCTGGCTGTGTGAAAGCTTTTTGCTCTACAACTTCGTCTGTTACATCTTTTAAAGTTGCTTCTTCTTCTGGCTTTTCAATTTCACCAATTTGAATGGGCTCTGGTATTTGTTTTTCCACTTTAGCCAAATCTCCGGCTTGTTTGTCTTCAACCAGTTTTCCTGTTTTTTCGACTGGAACGGCATCTTCTGTTGTTTTTTTAGTTAAATCAACCTTTATAGGTTCGTCTACAAATGATTTCTTTTTTAGTTTAGCTGACTTAATTTTAAAGTCACCTTCTTGTTTTACTTCTTCTGACATGATATGATATTATATAATTAATAAATAGATTATTGAGGTGTAAAAGCCTCTACGCCTAATCCTTCAAGGGCTTGGTTACCAGATTCAAAATTAACTGGTACCGTGTTATTTTTACGTTGAGCGATCATTTCGCTTTGTTGTGTTGCTTGTACTTTAGCTCTTCTATCTTTACGGTCTTCTATATACTGTTCTTTTTGTTTAACAGCACCTAGTTGAACTTCTGCTAATTGTAAATCATAACCAAACTGAATTTCCATTTCTTGTTGTTTGATTTGAGATGCCATTTGCATTCTTTGCATTTCCATTTGAGATTTAGCTTGAGCTTCTTGAACTTCACTTTCTGTTAAAGCTTGATTCTTTTGAACTTCAGCCATAGCGGCTCTTTCAGAAGCTTCAGCGTTAGCATTAGCTTGAGCCTGTATCATTTGTTGTTGCTGAGCTTGTTCTCTTGCTATTTTCTTTTTGCGTTTTTGCTTAAGTAAATCATTAGCTAGTTTAAGGTTTTTGATTTGACGTATGTCAATAGCATCTTCTAAGTCAATACCACCTTTTGATAAAGCAACTTGTATGTTTTGCTCTAATTGAGCTTGTTCTTCTTCTTCTGGCTCTAGCTCTAAGTAGATACCAAAGTCATGAAGGTTTATATTTTGTATTTCATTAAGTGTAGCTGTGTTGTAAATAGATACGCTATTTTTTAATGCGTTTAAAGTTAAAGGAAAGTTTATTGAATCTGCAACTTTAAGAGATATGTTTTCACAAGTTTTAAGAGTTATCCAAAGACTTGAGTTTAATATGTGTTTAGTTGCTATGTTAGAAGCGTTAGCTGCCATTTTTTGTAAACCTACTAAAGCATCTTTATCTGGCATACTACCATCACGAGCTTCATTAAGTCCGGTTACATCTCTTATCATTTGTAGATAATATTGATAAGTTTGTATTAAACCTTGTATCTTAGCTTGACCGCTAGAGCTTGTTAATTCTTGTATAGGTACTTTACCTCTGTTAAGTTCTCCATCTTGAGTAAGTGATCTACCAACTATTGAACCAGTTTGAAAATACATGTTTAAGGCTTCAGCTGCATTGTAATTTGTACCATTGCCTAAATCAACCTCTGCTAAACCATCCATATCTAAGAATACACCATCTGGTACTACTCTTGACAACACTTGTTGTAACTTAAGATGAGTTATCTGTATCATATCAGCAAAACCTGTTATCTTGCTAACTAATGAATCTATACGACCTTGATATATTCTAGGAGCTGCAATAGTGTAACTCATTTCAACCTTAGTAGTATCAGCAAAAGGACGAGTCATATTTTCAGCTAACTCCCATTGTAATATTTGATTATCTAATCCTAATACCTTAGCGCCATTATATAATACCTCTATAGTTCTAGATACTTTAGAGAATGTATCACTTGGTGGTGGATTAAAATCATCAGTCTTTTGAATAGTTTTTTCTAAACCGTAATCAGTTTCTTTTATTTTAAATACTTGGTTATTATAAGTCTTGTATTCAAAAAATAAAACCTGAACAGTATTTGGATCCCATGTATTCCATCCAGAGATTTGATCTCTATTGCCAGGCATATCTTGTATGCGTTTTAATTCTTCAGCTGATAGGTTAGGAAATTGTTTTTTTACTTCTGGAATAGTCATTGACTTAACTTCTCCTACATAGTATATATCTTCAAAATTTGGATCTTCTGTGTAAGAGTATATAAGTTTAGCAGGATCAACGTATTCTATAGTAACGCCGTTTGCTTTATTCCAATGAGTTCTTGAAGCGCCAATACCTAAAACAGTTAAATCATAATTAACTCTACGGTTGATTAAGTCATATCTATTTTTAGCTAATATATTGTTTATTACTTCTTCTTCAGCTATTTCAATTGACTGCTTATAACTTAATTGCATGTGCAGATCTAGCTCATCTTCGTTTTCTGGTAAAGCTTCAGGATCAGGTTGACTAAATAAATCAACGCCTAATGTGTTTTTAAGATCACCTAAATACTGCTTAGCATACATGTCTTCTAGTATTGCATTAGCATAATTAGTTCTCTTTTTCATAGACTCAGGATCTTGAGCGTATGCTTTAATTTCGTATGTTTTATTAGACAAACCATTAACAACTATATCTACAAACTTAGATATAACAGGAACTGGTTTCCAGTCTAAATTTAAATAAGACAAATCACCATTAATAGCTAATTCATCTTTATATTTTTGAACCGATTGTTCTCCTCTAGCATATAATCTTAAGCCGTGAAATCTATTAAATGAAGTTGAAAATCTATTACCTTGGCCACCTTGTCTAAACCACTCGCCTTGTATAGCTAAAGCAACTTGTTTTCCGTAGTCCCGAGAACTTTTTTCTTCGTCACTAACTACTTGACTAGGGAAGGCACTGTTTGGATTTGTATATACTTTCATTTACTTAATTATTTTTGATAATTCACCTTTATTATTATATCTTTTAATTCCAAGATCAATAGGTTTTATTATTAATTTATTAACTGGTGCATACCTATTCTTGTTACAAGCCATTACAGCAAGACCTGAACTAATTGTTGCATCATGTTTAGTTCTATTGTTTATATCAAATACAGCCCAGTCTTCTAATGTTCTTTGAAAATACATATCTCCATACATATCTCCTAAAAATCCAACTCTTGTCTCTATATAAGACTCAATAGCTGCGGCGTGTGCTTGTTTAATATCTTCACTTGAATTAGGTATTCCACCTATTTCTCTTTCTGTTACAGATAACTTCATGTAAGTTTTATCTGGTCTATTCATACTAAAGCCTCTATATCCTCTACGTTTAAAATGATAAAGTAATCTAGGTTTATTATTTTCACATAAAATTGGCATACCATAAAATATACATGCCATAAGAACATCTTCAAAAAATATTTCAGCAGTTTGTGGACGAGCGATATATTCTAAGAAAAAATGATCAGCAGGAGCGTCTTCCATACTGAACTTAGTTAAACCATGTAAAGAACCATTAGAACCTTTACCATCTACTGTTCCTGATATATCATAACTATCACAACCAAAAGCACCCATGTGCTCATTACCTGGATATTTTATACCATTTTTATTTACAACTCTATTCTGTAGATTTAATGGTGGAACCCAAGATATTATAAACCTACCATCCTTGTTTGGTGTGAACATAACTTTTGTATCTCTTATTCCGTTCTCCCATTGAAAACTACCTTGAGTTACTACTCTTTGTTGTTTTAAATCTTCGTTATAATCTATTTGCTCGTATATCTTACTTAGATTAAATAAAGACATTTTAGACTCATCTCTGAACGCGTGTTTTGTTGTGCGTGGAAATTGTCTGTAAAATTCGTTTAATCCATCAGAGTCTTCCTTAAGACCTTCTACTTCATTGTCCCAATATTCTATTACTCCTATTTTAATAGGTACTCCGTGAGGTCCGAGTACTGGTGCTTTTGGGGTGTCGAAGACAGGAAAGCCATAAGCGTCGATGTATCCTTCGTAATTCCATTCCATAGGAATGAACAAAGAATAGAGTCCCGAACGAGTTTGTCCATTCGCATTTCTTTTGTTGACGTTTGAGTCATCGTATAATTTTTTAAAGTTTCTACCACCTTTATCTAAAGCATTTGATGTTGATCCCATCATACACTTTCCAATAATTCTACTACCTAATCGAAGGGTGGTTTTCGTGACACGCCAATTGTTGAGGATGTTGTTCGGGCGTTCCCACTTCCCCGATTCATCGTGGACGAGGAGTTTGAGTTTCTCCCCATCGTAGGCGTTATCGCCGGTGTTCTTCCAATCGATGGTCGTGTCCAAACCCGAGATGGTTTCGATGCCGGCTTCACTACTGGTTTTGACGATACTTCTTCTGGTAAACTTACTGGCTGGGACCCTGTAGGCCAGCTCGGTCTTGGGACGGTCCATTCCGTCCTGGATGGGCTTGAAAAAGAATGGGTAATTAACGGATATCGGTACCACCTTATCCGTGAACATTTTCTTAGCATCGGCGCCAGATTTGGACAAAATCCCAAAACGTGCGTCGGTTGATATGGTCGCCATGTTAACACACTCCCCTGATGCCATAAACGAGAAACCCGAACGTCTGTTCTTGAGATAGCACATACCATAACACCTAGCGTCTGCATATACTGCGGCCCAGAATATGAAAAATATACGGTTGGCCTCTCGAAAGTCTGGTTGCCCAACATCAATCTTGGACCACTGCAAGTACATATAATGAGTGCCAGTGATATAAGTATACTTGCCTTTGTTAATATACCAAAAGCCTTCTTCACGGCGCGCGAACTCATTATCGATGTAGTCATAGTGTTTTTCTTTAAAGTCCTCAGGATATTCTCTCCAGTCGAACACGGTTTTTATTCTTTTTAATTCTTTAGGGTAATCAAAAGGAGTCCATTTATTCGCTTCAAACTTATGAACATTATTAGCTTTAGGTAAAGCTATTTTTAAGTTTTGTATTTCGTATACTTCTCCAATTTGACCAGTTCTAGATATTACAATTATATCGTGGTCTTCATTGTATCCATACTCCCATTTATTATACCTGTTCATTCGTTTAAGAATTTTAGGTTTAATATGATCGGGTAATACCTTATATAAAGTTTGTTCGTACATTATTTAGATCTTCCTTCAGCAAAGCCACGAAACACAACTTCTTTTTTAACTTCCTTAGGTTTGTCTTCTAATTTGTCTTGCTCTTCGTTAATACGATTAAGTATTTCAAAAGCATCAAATATAGCTAATTTTTTTGTTGCTGCAGCGTTTTTAAGTCTGTCAGCTGATATATCTTCTGCTGTATCTATTATAGCTTCTTTAGCAACTTTGATAAGTTCCTCAACTGCTATATGCCCAGCTTGGATTATATTCTTCTTCGTTTCCTTCGTATTCATACTTTATAACAATATCATTTGATTTCATACAATAAAGACGTTGACCGTCTACAATAAATTCCCATTCTCTACCAGGTTTAAACCCTACAAGATCTCCAGGATTAATTCCTAGCGCTTCTAAGGAACTATTACCAATTTCTAATATACCAATATGTTTTGTCTCAACATCACTTGATAGATTATCATTATTTTTAATTGGTTTTATAAAGCATCTTTTACCAACAGACAACCATTTGTTATTTTGTTTATATAAATACAATTGATCTATTTTGCAAAAGTATAAATCTTCTTTAAAATACTGTCCACTGTTTCTGTCTCTACCTTTTACGTCATACCATCTTCTAAAGATATTATGATGTACCATTATTTCATCTCCAACTTTTAACAACGTGTCAAATGCTAAAGGTACTGAAACAATGATAGCCTCTTTACTAACTAGCTTATGATCTTCTATGCTAGTATTTAGTATTAAGGTTTTATCACCTATCTTTTTTTCATTATTATATCTACTATTTTTAGGAGTTATAATAAAGTCATATATACTATTCATTAATACTCTAAGTCGTATTCAACGGAGATAGCCATGTTAGAATTAAATTTCTTCCACGGCATAACTTCGTTTTCTTTTTTAATATATATGTTATAAGAATTATCAGATTGTTCTAAAGATATACTACTAATAGTATGTCCACCGTAAACTGGTTGACCTACAGAGTAATGCATTGCTTCGTTTTTATAGTCCGAGCCTATACTTATCTTTCTTATAACAGAGCTCATCTTACTTAGCGTCAGCCGTAGATACTTCTTCTACTATTTCTTCGTAAGATCCGTCTTGCAAGTTGATATTAACTTGTCCGTACTTTTCCTCTAGTTCTTTTTTAGTTTTATTTAACTCATCGTTAAATTCTTTTAATGCTCCTGAAATTTCAAATTTCTTAGCTTCTAAAGCTCCTAAATCATAGACAACTGTTTGGATTTTACCTTGTTGTGCTTTGATTGTTTCTAGTTCTTTGTCTGTAATCTTTGTTGTTAAATCTTTTACTTTACTCATTTGATTAAATTTTAATTGTTATTACTTATTATTATTATTACTTATACTTTTAAATTTTTCCGCTCCTCGCGAACCAAAATAGGCTACATAAACTGTTGTTACTAAAGTTTTTAATAAACCTATCCACTCTTGTTCTACTGTAAAAGATATTTCATGATGACTATCAACCCATATAAAAGCTATAGTCATTACAGATAGAAATATTAAACACATTGGTCGAGTGTTTTTAGAAAGCCATGAATCGGATTTCATATCGCTCTCCCAGCGCTTTGTTGTTTCTTGCATCTCTATCATATCTTGTTCTAACAACATCAATGCTTTTTCTTTATCTTCTGCAGGTAATACAGTATCTTTTTTTATTAGATTTTTAACTAAACCAAACAAGCCAGCGTCAGGTAAGACATCACCCGCTATATCTAATATACTAGGCGCTGCTTTACTTAAAAACTTTCCAACTTTAGTTTTGTTAAATTTTTTACTCATCGTATCTTCTATATATTATAACCCCTTTAAAGTCACCAACAAAATTAGCATTTAAATTACCGTTGTCTAATAATGTATATTTGATAACTACTTTATAGTTGTTTTCTTTATTTATTGACGTTGTTGTTACAAAGTCTTTACCTTTGTTTACTACTGTTTCATCAATATCAAAATCACATATGTTTTTAAATTTAAACTTTTCTTTATTGTAAGAAATTTTTGTTAAACATTCTGATTCAACACTTTTCCAAATGCCTTGAATTTTTTCAATTTGACTAGTTGCGCTCAATGTAATTAACATTAAGCAAGATAATAATAAGTTTTTCATTTGATTATATTTAATTGTTTATACTATATATATAATCACTTATTAAAACTGTAGTTTACTTTGGTTTTGTTATTCCAGAATATTCATTAGCACGTTTTGCCTCTAAGCCATATTTTCTATCTAATTTAAGAGAATCTTTTGTCATTAAAGTTTTTTGTCTTGGATCAGATACCTTGTATTCTTTACCGTCCATTATTGGTCTTGATGGATCTTCTGTGTCTATTTTAACTTCTCCTTTTTTATAACCTGTTTTTGGATCAAAAGTTATGTTATAACTTCCACCAGCGTAGTTGTTTTCTTTTGAATTAACAAATTCACCTTCTCTACCAAGAGTAGATTGAACTTCTGATGGTGTATGAGCCGTGCCATCATGTACCCCTAAAGGTGATGCTGGATTAACTAATCCTCTCATTTGCATACCATTACCTGTGCTTCTAGCGCTTGCGCCTTTTCCAGGCATCATTTTATATCCCATAATTTATTTTTTAACTGTTTTTATATGCTTCTTTTTCCCATGGTAGATTTTTATTTCCTTCGTCCATAGTTTTTCTTGAGTACTTTTTACCTTTCCAAGTAACAGAGTTATCATTGTATGATAAATCTCCTCTTTCCATTTGATCCAAATGAATCTTTTCATGTTTTATAACACGTTTTTCTTGTTTTGGATTTACATCTGGATTTACTATTATAGTACCATTATTGTTTGCCATACCCAGGGCACCACCATCAATGTCTCGATGATACACCGGAGTATTCAATGTGCAATTACAATATGGAGCACCGTTCATAGAAAAAGCCATTATTTACCAGCAGCTCTTCTTGCGATAGGGTTTTCACTCAATAAATTTTCTTTGTGCCAGTGTTGAGCAATAGAAGATCTGTATGATTGTGGATCTGATGTCATTTTAGGTCCATGATCTTTACCGTACATTTTTGATCCTTTGTCTTTATGAGCGCCATACATTTTAGGTCCTAAATGCTCTTCAGAACCATCTTTAGCGTGTTTCATTTCTCCTCTGTGAGCTCCGCCTTCAAAAGTTTTAGGTCCTTTTTCTTTTTTACCATACATTTTAGGTCCTTCACCAGCTGCTTCTTTTACAGCCATCTTTTTTTCGTATCTTCCAGCTTTAGTGTTACCGTCTGCTATTGCGTTACGAGCGTAATCTTGAGCAATTTTTTTTCTTGATTTCATCAATTTTATATTTTAATTATTTATTATGTAAATGCTATTGTTGTTCCTAATGTTGCTGTTGTTCCTACTGACCATACTCTTACTACCGCTAAAGGTAATACGTCACCAGTTGGTACTAACGGTATAAGAACCGTGTCTCCACCTGAGGTAAGTACGTTGAAAGTAGCCGGTGTTCCTCCATTGTATATTTGAAAAGCTTTAGGTTGTCCGCCAGCTTGTATTCTAGCAGTAAAATCTTCATCAGTTGCGTCAAATGTAAATGTACAGCCACCAGTACCAGTGTTACCGAATCCTGCAACAGCTCTTATAGACGCTTGATCAAATATAACTGTTCTACCAACTAAAGAATTAGCAGAGAATTTACCAGCAGTTGCTATTGTGCAAACTGTAGCATCACCACCACCACTTATAGTAAGTGTAAATGTTATAGGTGTTCCACCTGTTTGATTCATTATATCAAATATAGTTCCACCACTTGCTGTTATAGCTTGATTAGCAGCTGCAGTGTAACCAGCTGTTGTATCAGCTGTTTCAGATAGCGATTGAGTAACTAAAGCTCTAAAGCCAAAATTAAGACCATTATTAAATGGCATACCATTAACTTGGTATATAGCATAAGCTTCAGTACCAAGTGGAAATAAATCTAAATTAGCTCCAGATCCATCAGGATTAACTATACTTAATGTAGTGTCACTATCTATTGCTCCTACAATACCTAAAGTATTATTGGTAGTGTTATAAACTACATCACCAATTTGAACACCTTGACCACCAAAAGAAACCTGACCTATATTAACTGGAGTTTTTAATGTTTGAGTGAAACCGCCAATAGATGGATTAACTTGAATAGGTCTAGTTGTGTCTATTAATTTATTTAGTACGTTTCCGTTAGCAGTTCCTGAAAATTGTAATGCAGGTCCTGGAATATTAACATCGTCGTCTGGTATAACCATAACGCCGTTTGTTAGTGTGCTTGGGTTTATTATCATGATTTATTTATTTTTTTAAATGTTTGCGCTAGATTATATCTTTTGCTTCCTGGAGGACAACTTGAACTACCAAATTTATCACCAGTACAAACACCTTCAGTGCCTCTAGCTTTAATATCTTTTGTTACGTTTTGTATCCAATCTTTTTTCATGAAAGGACTTGAGAATTTACTCATTATTTTATGATTTTATAAACAGTTTTACCAAACTCTTTTTCAGCGAGAAGCACTCTGTTTCTGTTTTTACTTACATCTATGTAACTTACATGTATCCAAGAAGGATTATCATCGTTACCAAATTCCCATATGATCTGATCAAAGTTACAGTGACTACGTATCCAATCAAACATTTCTTTATTAGTCTTGTGGCCATAGACATCATCAATGTCCATTGCCATACCTTTACAATGCTGAGAGCTAGAAGCTCCTCCTAATGCTTTGTTTAGTTCTTCAGATCTAAAAAATGAATTAATTTTTATTGCCCCACCAACCCATAACCTTAATGGTTCAAATATTTTTTCAGCTAAGTTTTTCATATTATTTGTTTGCTCTTCGTTGGGTATATTTTCTATACCACATCTCTTAGCTGTGTTAGAATGAATTGCTTCATTATAACTAATATGTTTGCTTATCATACTATCTAGACTGGTGTTGAGCTCTACATACAGTAGGTATACCCATTCCTGGATTAGGAGTTGCAGCAAGTTTTAATTTCATACCTAAGCGACCGCTACTAGATCCTTGACCGTGTAATCTGCCTGCTTGATCTAATGGTCCGTCCCATATATGAGATTCACCAACTATTCCTATCTTATCATTTTTAGATGCGTGAGTGTGTGCTTTATCTTCTATCATAATATTGTTTTTATTTTAAAGTATTTCTTCATTTCGAGGATAACCTACAGATTGCTGTCTTTGATCTTGTGAACCATATATACCAGCTCCTGATTGTGAAACGTTATCACTAAATGTATTTATAGATCCATCACCAGGGTTTACTGAGTTAACTGTAGGATCTCCAACTCCTGATTGCATATCTAATTTTTCTGTTATATTAGCTAAACTATCTGTTACAGATGATTGAAAATTTCCACCTCCATTCATACTAGCTTGTCCTTGTTGTGATTGACGCCCTCCTACAAGACTAGCTGCTCGTTGAGCTATTGAACCACCGTTAGATGAGTTTCCAGTAATTCCTCTAATTCCTCCACTAATTGCATCAAATATTCCCATTGTTATCTATTTTTATCTTTATTTACGTTATAGATAGCTTGTGTCAGTACTTTGTCTGTATAACTATCTCCTTTTATTAGTTTATTTCTTCTTTCACTTGAAGGTATATCTTCTTCACCTAACATGATTCGATACATTCTACTTATAAGTTGCTTGCACTTAAATGAAACTTTATAGATATTGTACTTTTGAGTGGTTCTATTTCTATTTCGCCACACGACTATCCAGTCGTTTTTAAGTAATCTGTTCCAGCGCCTATTGTCCCAACTATAAGAATATGTACCCATTTTGAAATCATGCTTAGTAAAAAGATCCATACAGTCGAAATAAATTAATAATTCAAGATCTGCATCGTTTAAATCATTGTTTTTTGAAGCCCATTTACGTATTATACGATAATGTTTTAGCAAATTGAGATCTTTTACATCTCTTGCTACTAGCCTTTTCATAAAACAATAACCACATTTTCTTGTCGAATAACGTGATAAGGTTCTTTATTTATTTCTATTCTATGAGAAGCAGCTTTGTCAAAGTATATAATATCTTTTTCTTTTACTGCTACAACCAAATCGCCTACTTTAAATACTTCAGCTTTTTGAAATCTTACATCTTCTCTTTGTTTTTCTGTAAGAAGCAAACCACCTTTTGTAGACTGGTTTGATTCTTCTATTTTCTTTATTATTAAATTACTACCTATCGCTTTCATGTATCCTTATATTATTGATTATACAATCAGTTGATAAAATAGTAGTTGCTACGGAAGCCGCATTTGAAAGAGCACTTTTTGTAACTAATAATGGATCTATAATACCATCATCAATCATGTTTACCATATTTCCCGTAACCACATCTAATCCTTCTCCTTGAATTTTAGGTGCTGTATAGTCTAATATACCAGCATTATCTAATATTGTCTTAAAAGGAGCTTTAATTGCGTCTAGAAGCACTTGCTCAGCTTCAGACTCTGCTTTAATAGATGAAGATGCATTTAGTAGAGCAATTCCTCCACCAGATACAATACCTTCTTTGATTGCGGCTTTTGTAGCACAGATAGCGTCTTCAACCCTATCTCTTTTTTCTTTTAATTCAATTTCAGAATTAGCACCAACTTTTACTATAGCAACCTTAGCTGCTAACAGAGCAAGTCTTTTTTCGTGAGCTATAACAAATCCTGCTACCTTCTCAGTTTGAAGCTTTTTCTTAACATCTTTAATTATTTCTTTAACTTCTTCAGGAGTTTCTTCAATTTGTATAACAGTATCATATTTACCGCTAACAACTTTTTTACATCTTCCTAAATGGCTAATATCTATTAAATCCATATCATCACCTAAGTCTTCGTTAATAACTGTAGATCCAGTCATTAAAGCCAAGTCATTAAGCTTTTCTTTTTTAGTAAACCCATATGTTGGTGCGTCTACTATACATGTTTTAATATTTCCCTTCATTTTATTCATAGCTAAAGCAGCTAACACTTGAGGATCTACATCTCCAACAATAAATAAAGATTCATTATTCTTTATAGCATATTCTAAAATACCTTGTATTTTTCTTACACTATCAATCTGTGATTCAACAATTAAAACTAAAGGATCGTCTAGTTCTGCTGTACCTTTTGCTTGATCAGTTATGAAATGTAAACTCTTAATTGGTTTATCATATTGCATACCATCAACAACTTCAACAGAAGATTCAATATCTTTTGATTCTTCCATCATTACAACACCTGTTCTATCTACACTTTTAAAAGCGCCACCGATTAGTTTACCTAATTCAGCATCGTTATTAGAAGATATAGTAGCAACTTGGTCAATCATATCGCCTGTTACTTCTATAGTATTTTCTTCTAAGTGTTTAATAACTTTTTTTACTGCAGAATTTATTCCTGTTTTTAATTCTCTTGAATTAATATCTTTAGAGCTCGCTTCTACTAGAATTGATCTAGCAAGTACTGTCGCAGTAGTTGTTCCGTCTCCGGCTTCTTCTACAGTCTTTCTAGCGGCTTCTTTGATTAATGTTGCTCCCATGTTTTCAACAGCATCATATAATACTATTGAATTAGCAACGGTAACACCATCTTTGGTTATAACTGGTTGACCATTTTCATTTTCAAGGATAACACATTTGCCGCTAGCTCCTAATGTGGAGCTAACAGCTTTTGTGAGTTTATCTATCCCTTTAAATATCTTAGCTTTGGCATCGCTACCGAAGTTCAGATTTTTGACAAGTTTGTCTGACATAATTAGATTAGATTAAATTAAATTTATTTACTTAAAGGTTTTAACGACTTTTGGTCCTTTCAAGAATTCTATTTTCTTAGCATAGTGTTCTACTGATGAATCAATAGCTTGTTCTGCTTGTTTAATATCTTCTCTTCGGGTTACGTCGATCCAAGTATCTTCCTTTGCAGGTTGTTGGTACTCGGTTTGAAAGAATCCATTTGGTAACTGTACTATTCTCCAGTGTTTTTTCTCTGAGAGATGTTTCCAGAAACTAATAGTTTCCTCGGTTGGTTGTGGTTGACTATTCCACGAACTAGTCTGGTAAAAAAAGGTCATTGGTTAAAAATTAATGGTTAATAAAATAAGGTATTACGCAGCTAATGCACTAACAAATACTAAAGGTACTAAATCAGTTCCTCCAGCAACTAGTTCTCTTCCTGTAATTTGAACAGAAACTTTAGCGCTTAATGCAGGGTTAGCAGGTCCTTGACCTTGAGGTACAACAGGTACTGCAGGTGCTGCAGGTCCAACTGTTTGATCCCAAGCACGTCCCATTGCAGGAATTACTGGCATGTTCCAAGGTGTTCCAGCTCCAGCAACAATTTGCTCCCAGAATCCTCTTACTAATGTAGCAGCTTGAGCAGCTGTTTCAATAGTTCCTGTAGTAGCGGTTGGAGTTGCTGTTCTAAGAACAACTTGTCCACCACCTGTGTAAGTGATTGTAACAATAGTAATTGCATCAGCAGCCGGCGTAGGGCATGCTACTGTAGCTACGCTGTCGATTCTAATTGGAGTAATTGTTCCAGCTAGATTAATGTTTAAAAATTTTTCCATTTTTATTTATATTTAAAATGTTTTAAGGTTCACTGTTGTTTACACATATCTGAGGCGAACCAATATATCAGATATATGCTTAGTCTTTATTATCACTTGTTTTAAGTGATATTTACCTAATCTTCTACTGGTGGTACCGGTGGTACTGGATTCATCCACGTAAAATACAAGTCTTCGTTTACTGGTGTTATTTCTTTTGTTATAACAGCAGCTATGCTAGCTTGCATTGCGGGTACATCTAACGATCCTTCTAGCCATCCAATAACTACAGCTTCAAAAGCTTCAGTATTTTCGTAAGGTACAAAAGGATCTCCAGCTACGTAAGTATAGCTTTGTGTTCCAATAACAGTATTTGAATAAGTTTTACCTGTTGGAGGTGTGCTCCCTGATCCATCTGGTACGAATTCAGAACCAGTGTATCTGTAATGTACTGTGTATATTACATTGTCTTCACCCTCTGCTTGAATGTGAGCGTTCATTTGTGGGATATCCCATTTGTAAGTAATTGCCATTTGTTTATTGTTTATTATTTATTTATTTATACTGGTACGCATTGTCTATTGCTTAATTCACCGTCATTATCTATATCAGCCTGTGCTCCTTCACTGCCGCATGATGGATCAGCCCAGAAAAAAATATCGTCACCATCAAAGGGAGAATTCAAACTTGCGTCTTCATAAACTATATCACCGTCATCAATATTAGAAGATGGATCTACGCTTGTGTAAACAACTTGAGGAGATCCTGACAGTGAACCACCGCGTATAACAAGTAGATTACCACCGTTTACATTATTTACAAATTTTATATCATTAACCCTAGCGACACCATTAACTGTTACAGTTCTATTGTTCGCTACACCATTAACATTTCCATCAGTCCAAGCCATAGTTTTTTTTTTAAGCTACTTGAACCCAAGTTTTATCTGGATCAAAGTATATATAATTAGTACTTGTTGCGTAACCTACTATTCTAACATAATCATTAGTGCCATTAGGTCTTGTGTTTGTAAGAGCTCCAGTTGTATTAGATATGTACAAAGGAAGACCTATTGTAAAACCGTGAGCAGATTTATAGAAAAAACCTTGTAATAGCATGCCTTGAGTTGCGTTAGTTCCTAAAGCTATAGTTACCATTCCTGTAGATTTAACCTCACTATCTGCATCAGTTGCTGTCCAAGTTCCATCAAACTTAAGTATATACATTAGACCAGCGGTAACTGTTGCAGAAACTGACCAATTAACTATTGTTCCACTTCCACTAGCTGTACTAGCTGCTGGTTGGTCATCTGTTACAATACTAGAGGATGGTCCAAGTTTAATATCACCTGCAAAGGTAGAAATTCCATTTGAGTTAATTGACATGATAGGAACTCCTGATATATCTGCCACTGCAAATATCTCACCAGATAAATCATCTGTAACTGAGAATAACTGACCTTGTGTTCCTTGTATGTCAAGTTTAGCTAAAGGAGTTGTTGTTCCAATACCAACGTTGCCGTTGTTTTTCATGGTCATTACATTTAATCCATGTCTACCTACATAAAAGTCTCCTGCAATATTTGTTAATCCCCATTGTCTATTTGTATGAGTAGTATCCGCGGTATCAAACTGAACAGTAGTTCTATTTGAACCTGCTAAACCTATAAGCACTGAATTAACACCATCAGATACAGTGCTGATTACTGTTGTGCCTCTTACTTCTAACTCAGCGTCAGGAAAAGTTGTTCCGATTCCTACTTTTCCTCTGTCTAATACTAAAACATCATCAAAGCCAACACCATTGTTAACCATATTAAAAGAATATTGAACAACTCCTCCAGTTACTCTTTGTTTTAAATCTAATCTGAAACTTGTGTTAGATTCTACATAACGCCAACTTTGCCATGTGTAACCAGATGCTCCATTTGCATCATTAGTTACCATAAGTGTAGGTATGCCTGCGCTTCCGTTACCTGAGGGTTGTACAATTTCAAGTGTTCCATCAGGCCCAGTCGTTCCAATACCAACGTTACCACCAGATAAGATAGTCATTTTTGTTGAGGCGTTTGTTCCAAAATATAAAGGTTGTGCATATTGAGTAAATAATCTTGCGTCTGATGCCGTTTGTTGCCAATAGGAATAGTTTGCGCTACTATGCTCATTTCTTATTACACCGTTACCAGTTACTTGAAGTTCACCCACAGTAGTAATTTGCATTCTTTCGGCAGGAGTACCAGCACTATTAGTCCAAAAAGTTAAATTTGTTGGATTTCCACTTGCGGCAGTATTAACTGCTTGTATTCCTGCACCTCCTGTAAATTCAGCATCTCCACCTAAACTTGTAGATGTTGCGCCAAAAGATATACCTGTTTTTTTAGGATAAGAACCACCTGTTCCAGTATTAACATTAATAGAAACATCTTCTGTTGGATTAAATAAAGTTAATTTAGCATTAGGACTAGTGGTCCCGATGCCAACAAAGCTTGGCCTAGAAGCATCATCACCAATTGTCATATGTGGAGTAAAAGTTGTACCACTATATTTACCAAATTTCATCTGGTAAGAGTCAGCGCCTGTACCAACAAATAATCTTAATTCTCCTCCAACAGTATCCATACCGAAAGGATTTGTTGAATCATTATTTACCCATATTGAACCAAAGCCCCCAAAAGCTAATTTTGTTCCAGGACTAGTCGTTCCAATACCAACGTTGCCGCTGTTATTTATTTTAAATACAGAACTACCTCCTATTCGCGCGTCAAATACGCCTCTATCATTTTGAGATGAAGTACCTGCGTTGTTAATAACCAAAGACGCAGCGTCATCTGAATTGTTAAAATATACTAAACCGGTTCCTCCAACAGCTCCATTTCCACCGGCTACTTCAAGTTTAGCTCCAGGACTAGTCGTTCCGATACCTATTTTTTGATCTCTGTGTATTGATAAAACTTGATTTATATTAGTGGCAGCTACGTTGAAAGTAAATTCCCTGTGTTGATACGAAGGGGCTGTAGTACTCCAAGTTTGATTAATTAAAACTCTCTGCGTACAATCACCATAATCTCTTACGTTTATTGCAGTACTAGCGGCAGCTGGTTGTATTTTTAAATATAATTCTGTACCGCTACTTGTTGAAGAAAGATCTGCAACTTCTATTATAGAAAGAATAGAACTTGTTTGTACTGATAATCCACCGTATGTTATTTCAACCTGCACACCCATACCATCGTCCATAGTTCCGTAAGAACTTGAAAAACCTGAATAAGCTGGTACAATTACTTTAACTTCTGCGGAATATTCAGAACCATTAAAAGATACAAGTTCAAAATGAAGGTACTGTTGATTAGCATTACCAACTTTGTCAAATATTTTTATATATTGTACAACTGTTGTTCCAGTGCCTCCAGAGCTAGTACCATTGTACAAGCTGTGAACTGAATTATTAAACACTCCAGTTTGTAGTAACTCAAAATTATTACTATTAAACACCATTGGTCCGTTGCCTATTGTTTTGGTGCCAGTGAACTTAGTAACATATCCAGCTGTTCCAGATCCAGATATGTCGCCACTTCCGTTATTTTGCCAGGTTGGACTTGCGTTTCCAGCAGAAGTTAATACCTGACCTGAAGTTCCGTAAGCAGTTCCTGTAGATCCAAATGATATTCCTCCAGCTGAAGTAATACGCATTCTTTCTGAACCATTAACTCTAAAATCTATACGAGTATTAGACATCATATAAATTCCAGCTTCACTTAAATTGGTATCAAATATAGCAATACCTCCTGAGTCGCTATATAAATAACCAGCTCTTCTGCTACCAGCGTTCTGCCATTTAATAGTACCTGTAGATAAATCTGGACCAAAAACATCTAACCGAGCGCCAGGACCAGTTATTCCAATACCAACATCACCGCCGTTTTCAATAACCATTCTATCATTCCACGTTATTGGATCGTTAGCTGCTGAGGGAGCGACTGCTGTTCTAAAAATATGCTCTCCTTGGTATTGTAAATAATTAGTAGCACCAGGAACCACAGCGTTCTTATATTCAACCCTAGAATTTGTGCTGTCATAATACCAATTTGATCCTATGCTTACTGAGTTATATTGACTCGCGTCTCTTTCTGAATATATTATTCCACTCGCGCCAATTTCTACAGTTATTTCGGAGGCAAGAGTAGTTTGTGGTATTCCTCCAATTCCAATTTGACCGGAAGGTGTAATACGCATTTTTTCTGAGCTTCCAGTTAAAAACCTTAGATCTGATCCGTTTATTTGTAAAGGTTTAGAAAGCGTTTGAGCATCATTGTAACTTGATATTCTAGCAAGAGAATTTATTGAATTAAAAGCTATGTTCTGATCAGTACCTACGTTTACATGCAACCTATCTAAGGGAGTGGCAACTCCTACGCCTAGTCTATTATTACTTGCATTCCATTTGAAAAGACTATCTCCATCTAAAACTGACGATGAAGTCCAAAAAGCAATTTCGCCATTTGCGCCATTTCCAGTAACTGTTCCGCCACCACCAGGTATATCACCACCTAATACTTTAACTACATTACCTGAGGAATCTGTACCTAATATATATGTTGGACTACCTGTATTGTTTGTACCGTCATAAGCATTTAATTTAAGTGCTCCAGCACCATCTATACGCATTCTTTCTGTAGGAGCTGTATTAGTGGTTACATTTCTTGTTCCAAAAACTAATGCTCCTTTAGTATAATTGCCAGGAGTTCCAGTTTGTTGAAAACCTATATATGCAGGTACTTGGTCTGCAGCTCCGTTGTTATATCCAAAACCTATAAATTGATAACCATTTTGTCCATTTTCTCCTTTACCAATTCTAATATATGAATCAGCAGATGTAAAAGTGGTTGAAAAACTTGTTTTTGATATAGTTAATTTAGCATCAGGACTAGTCGTTCCGATACCGACTTTACCATCAAAATATGATACACCACTTGAATTAACTGTCATTATCGGTACACCTGATATATCGGCTACCGCGAATATTTCACCAGTAAGATTATCTGTAACTGAAAACAGTTGACCTAAAGATCCCTGAACATCAACTACAGTTCCACTAGTTGCCCCTTCTACTATGAGGCCTTTTCTTATTTTAAATTCGTTCGCCATATTTTTTACCCTTCATTTTCCAGGTTATTTTTAGTTATAAAAATCTTGATTCTTGTGCATTATAATTTTGTAATACTTCAGTAGCGGTAAGCCCTTTATTGTAAACCCTTAATGCGTAAATAGTTCCAGGTGCAAATGAACCATTGTTTAATGAAGCAATAAGATTAGTTGAACTAGCTGCAATATTATTGTCTGTCACAGCATTTCCACTTGTTACGCCATTCATATATAATTGATAAGAAGTCCCGTTATATACTATTGCCACATATGTATTTATAGCATCTGGTACTACACCACCTGTAACATTAATTCTTGGATTAACACCATCATACCCGTGCATTATAAGACTATTACCTAATCCTGACCTATGCTTTAACAACCATATTCCAGAGTTAGATGCATTTCCTGAAGAAAATATTGTCTTATTAGTGTTACCAGTACTTGTGATATTTACTATAGCTTCTACAGTAAACGCATTAACATTTAAAAGCGAAGTGCCAATTGATATATTGTCATCAGTTCCATCAAAAGTAAAACCTCCACCAGAAGCACTAGTGAACCCAACACCGTTGTTTAATGCACCCGTTGCTGATCCTACTAAGCTTGTTACTGTAGTACCACTTCCTGGATAAGATCTAGTGCTACCTGCGTCAATTGCAAATACTAATCCGTCTTCTACTATATGTGGTCCTGTGTACATTATATAAATCTATTTTTTACGTTATTATTTTATAATCCAAATCTGCTTTTTAAAGCATTGTAATTTTGTTCAATTTCTGCATCAGTTAGTACTCTATTGTAAATTAATACCCTAAAAATTTTACCATTAGACATCCAACCTTCTCCATCATATATTCTAGATCCTATTCTGAATTGACCGCTATTACTTGTATTGGCTCCAATTATTGTACTTCTATCTTCGTATGATGTATCAATTCCAAGGCGCGCACCAGTGTTTGTTGCATGTCTAGTTGAAAGCATTACTACACCATTTGAAGCAGAAACACCAACAGTACCATTGTTACTTGTTCCCCATCTATGATCTGACAGTCCTCCGTTAAGAAGTGCAAGTCCATATGCTTGATTTGTAGTATTTAATCCATAATGAACTATGTGCTGATATCCACTTACCGTACCAACTTCAACAACTGTTATTATTGTTCTAGCTTGATTACCGATAGGTAAAAATTGCTGCGATCCAGTTGAGCAGTTAAAATAATTAGCCGTAGCCCATCCTGTAAAATACCCTGCTGAGTTCCAGGTTACCGTACCTACCATATCCATATCTAAACCATTACCGCTTAAATCATACCAAGTACTTCCTGATCCTGGATAACTTCTTGCGCTACCTGCATCTACTGCAAATACTAATCCGTCTGTTACTATATCTGGTCCTCCGAACGTTCCCATATTATTCTGGTGGTATTGGTGCTGGGTTAGTCCACTCTGGAGTAGCCATTATTACTAAAATCTCTTCGTGAGTATATGGTCCTTCGTATGAACTTAATGTTGATACAAATGAAGGCTCTGCACCTTCCCATTTTAATACTGTTTCTAAACCATCAACTGATAGTCTAAGTGTTTCTTCTGATGTTTCTAGCACTTGATTAAAATCAACCAATGCTATTTCAGTCATTTCTATTGTAATGTATGTTATCATAATCCGAATCTTGATTTTTGTGCGTTATAATTTTGTTGTATTTCTGTTGCCGATAAAGCTTTAGTATATATGTGAGCTGTAGCAATATAACCATTGAAAGTTTGGCTAACGGAGTGCTGTGATGTCCCTATAAAAATATTAGCAGTTGGAATTATATTCTTGTTAAACCCAAGCCGGGATTGATAAACGCCATTAATATAAAAATTTATAAAATTTCCACTTCTTATAAACATTATATTGTTCCAAGTACTTAAAGCAGGGTCAAAAGCAAATTTTCCAATATAAGTACTCATTGAATAAATTTCCACTCCGGGTGTGTTTTGACCAGAGTATCTTATTAATAAACAACTAGTCCATGAACCATTTTCAAGTATAGTATCTAAAGCCCCTTTCCCTTGCAAATTTAACCAAAAAGAATAGCTAAAATTACTGGTACCATGAGTTATTCCAGTGTTTGAAAAATTACTAATATAATCATCAGTACCATCAAAATCAAAATAACCTCCATTAGATGTACTAAAACCAACACCGTTAACTAAAGTACCAGAAGTATTATTTATTATATTATAAGCCGTAGTGCCTGAACCTGCATAACTTCTAGTACTACCTGCGTCTAACGCGAATTTTAATTCGTCTGTTACTATATTTGGTCCTCTAAAAAATCCCATATTATATTGCTCTTATTAATGATTTAACACTCCAGCCATTTGAAGTAACTGTTGCTTTTAATTGCATAGCTCCACCACCAAAAACTACGCTTAAAACTACATCGGATGTATCGCCTAAATCTTGAGTGGATGTTTCTGTAAATTGTATTAAAGGAGTTGTATCCCCGTTGTGACAAGCGTATACTGTACCTGATCTTACATTAAGTCCTTTCTTAATAACAAAATCAAAGAAAGCCGCTGTAAATGATGCCGTAGATACTTCAGCTACTACTTCAGTTCCTATATCTACAGTTGTATTTTGTTGATTACCTATTACGGCTGCTTTAATTTTTATATCACCATTTACGGTTAACTTAGAAGCAGGGTTGTTATCTCCAATACCTACATTGCCGTTTGAAGCAAGAATAGTCATTCTTATATTACTAGCCACAGAGTAACCACCAGTAAAAAACTGCATATTACCTATAGACTTTATATACATCTTTTTATTTGTGCCGGTATTGTATATATAAGTAGAACCGGTCCAATCAGCTGAAGTATACGTAGAACCAATAGATCCTATAGTAATTTTATCATCTACATTGTTTGCTATATCAACCTCAGCAAACCCTGAAGCAGTAGTTCCTTTAAGTTGAAATAATTCACTATTAGAAGTAGTATAGCCAAGCGTTCCTGTGTCAGTTAAAAGACTATCAGTTAAAGTTTCTGAAGGCGCACCTAAAATTCCTTCCCATTTAGTTAAAGATAGTCCTGTACCAGCACCTGATATAACAGATGAGTTATCTATTTTTTGCCATAGATCTGTTCCAACCCCTGGTGTTACATCTGAGAATATACACCAATCACCAACGTTCCATGAACTAGGTTCTGTACCTGCGCCATTTGGCGTTGCGCTACCTGCTGTGTCAACTATGTAATAATTGCCTAATATTTTATTAGCTACTAATCTTAAGTCTGGAGCACCACCGTCAGATCCGCTACCTCTTTCAGCATTATCTCTTGCGTCCCATGTTCCTTTGTATACTGGAACACCTGTTACAAGACCATCAACATAGCCTTTAGTTGTTAAAGTTGCGTTATTGTCTGTACCTATTGTAGCTGAAGTTGAAGTTGCTTTTGTAGAGCTTACAAATCTAGCAGCAGATATAACCTCTGTGCCAGCCATCCTAATAACACCACTTGCGGTTATATCTAAATTATTACTAATAGTTACAGCTCCGTCTAAAAGTGAAGTACCTGTTACTTCAAAGTCTCCACCCCAAATTAAAGGGCCTGTTCCAGCTCTACCTAAAGCAGTATTGCTTGAGTTACCAAATGTTATATATCCATTATTAGGATTTACGTTTCCTTGAACTCTAAATGTATCAGCAACATTAATATCCCCAATCCAGACATCATCACCTATTCTAATGTTTTGTCCATTACTATTGTTAGTTGTAAGAACTTGGTCTGCCGTAACATCACCTATGACAGTTACGTTATCTTCTACTTCTAAACCAGAACTTATACTAACTACACCAGCACTATCACCAGAGAGTATATTTAATTTTCCACTACTAGCTACTATCTCCCAAGATCTAACTCCAGACTGATTAAACTTAGCAGAGTGTTCGTTAAATTGAATATCACCTAACATTGTGCCACCAGCTAGTGGTAAGAAAGGACCTACCTGGCTCGCGCCTGCGGCTGTAATATTACCTGAAGCATCTGATTTTAAATAACCTGCGCCGTAAGCGTTAAATTTTATTGCTCCAGCTGAATCAATACGCATTCTTTCACTACCATTACCCGCGCTTGTAGTTGGATTAGTGTAAAATGTTAATGAAGTAGCAAAATTACTTCCATCTGATCTTTCAGCCCTAATACTTGTAGTTGAACCACCCGATTGTGTTGAATTACCGAATATTAACCTTGCGTAATAATTATTTGTATTTACTGTATCGCCTGTAAGAAATATATCATTTTTTACACTTGACGTATTTGCTAAATCACCAACTTGCAGCGTAGAACCAGGATTAGTTGTCTTAATCCCGACGTTTCCTGGATTTGAAAAATAAGCGTGCGTGGTGCTACCGTCTAAAGTTAAATACGTAGCAACACCACCAGCACCATCATCATTTTGAAATATAATATCTTTATTGTCAGCTAAATTTTTAATATATAAATTACCTGTAAAATTATTTATATAACTATCAAAA